TTTGCATCTGGTCTATCCTCAATTGCGACTCCATACAGTTCCATTTTACTTCCCGATAGCTTGACGGGTGCATTGCCGTCCGCATCAATCTCCAATGTGTTTGTGCCTGTTGAATCTTTAACCTTCACGCCGTCCACAGTGGCGTTTATCGTCGCAGAAAACAAGCCTGCCAACGACTGCGGCAATGCCGTTCCTTTAACCGTAACGGCTCCCGCTGAATAACCTGATACCCTCGCCCGTACTTGTTTTAGTCCAGCCACGGGTATTTCAAAAATCCCTGCCGTAGTTGTAGTCGTAGCCTGAGATCCAGCGTTTTTGTCCTGCGCTAAAATAGCTACCCAGTTTGTGCCGTCTTGCGTGGCCTCGAAGTTAACCGTTGCGGTAAATGCGCCGCTGACCTGCAATACCAATGAGGCGTAGCCAGCCACGGTCATTGCCGTGCCGTCGTCATTCTTCTTGACAGCATCTTGCAGGGTTGCTTCAAGGTAGTTGCTGCCCGAAGATACAACAGGCAGCCCGTTCGTGTCTGTTACTTCTCTGTATTTACCTTTAGTAAAAAAACTTAATACCCCCATTTAAACACCCTCTTTCCTGTGTTCTTTCATGTGCCGCATAAAGTAACCGTAGTTGTCAAACTCCGCGCCGCACTTTTTGCACCTGCGATAAAACTTTGGTTTGGCAGGTTCTTCCTGTGGTTCTGGCGCAGGCTCCGCTATTTCTGGTTCCTGCTTTGTTAGTTTGCGGTTTATCTCTTTAAGCTCCACGAGTATGTCATAGAGCAATTTCTCTTCCGTGTAATTAGCATTCACGCTTTATATTACCTCCAAAAAAAGGGAGGGCGTTACCCCTCCCTTTAAATTACAGCACAATGTAGTAAATTTCGTATGCTCCCTTCAGCCCGGCAGATGCGCCTGACGCCTTGGAGCCAGTAACCCATTTCCCAGCCTTCAAACGCTTGCGCACTTTGCCGCTAGTTCCGGCAGACTCGTCATTGGTAAAGACTCCTGTGGCCGTATGAACATCAACTCCGTCAATCAGCGTGTCGCTGGAGGTAGTTGCGCCGATATCGGTTGTGCCAACATCAACGGTACACGCATCAGTAGTCTTGGTGGTGACTTTTAGAGCCACATGCTCAATCAGGATATCTCCAGCCTCGGGGTTCTTCCAGGAGAAGATTCCCCCGTCAGTATCGACCGCTGCCAGATTCCCAGAAACCTTTTTAATTCTTCCCCTGCTTATCTCATCTGCGGTTCCAGCGAGCGCGGCCCCGGACTGATACAGGTTGCCGGCAGAATCGGCAACCTTCACCTCATGGCCTTTCTTGCCAACACTAATGCCGTTAACGCCGGATAGTTTATCATAGTGTGTATATCCCATTTGTGATACCTCCTTAAAATTAGCAAGGGAGGCGCAAAGCCTCCCTCACGGCTAATGCCGCACTAATCAGGCGGGATTGTTGCCAAAAATCCAAAAGAAATTTGTCCAGTACGTAGCCATACGCCCAACGGCTTTCCAGGACAGCATCTCAGTGTTGAAGTCGCCCTTGTCGGCGTTGAAGTCCCTTTCCAGTTTGCGGGGGTCGCGCCGCATCCAGAAGTTGAGGCCGTCGCCGCCTTTCATCAGATCCTCGTTAACCAGGAACCACTTCTTGCCCTTAATCAACGGATTGATGAAAAACTTCATACCCTTATAGACATTCTTGGTGTTGTCGCCTACATACGCCTCTTTGTCGGAGCCGAATAGCTTTTCACATGTCTTGCGCCAATATGGGCCGGCAATCACCATATCGCCTTCAACTAACATTTCATCGCCCCGGTCGTCCACCCATGCCTCCATCAAAAGCTGAGTTGCTTCTAAGTTGTCGTAGGTCAGGTCCAAGATTCCGGTGTTGCTCTGAGCGTCCGCGCCCGGTACGGTGTAGTGAGTTGCGCTACACAGTCCAGCGGCATCGGGCCCGGTCAGGGCAGTACCAAAAGCGCCGTTGAATACAGCCGCACTTTCAAAGCGCAGTGTCTTGTCAACGCCATAGGCAATGTTGTTGACGTACTTTTTAATCCGGCGGTATTCTTTGTCTTCCCACATATCGCGGTCAATTTGGATACCGGTTGACAGCTTGATAGGCCGTACCTGCTTGGAGTATCCCTTTACGAATGAGTCGTAGGAAACTGAGCCGTTCCATGTGGACATACGCCCGGGCGCGCCGATAGTCATATCGGTAATCTGTGCGGTTGCGTCTTTGATTATATTGTGAGTTGGTGAGATCAGGTCAACTTTTTTCTTGAAGAACCCGTCCCATACTTCGCGTATATTCCCCTCTAGTTCTAAGAATTGGGATTCGGTCAATGCCATTTAGATCATCTCCTTGTTTTGTAATTAAAAAACGCCCCTAAAGGACGTTTGCGGTTTTACGTATTTGGCTCAGACGCAAGGAAAGTGAAGAACATTTCCATCGTGTCCGGGTTAGAGTACAACAGCTTCAATACGCTGCTTCCCTCGGTGTCGAAGTCCGGGTGCATCGAATCGCTGCTCAGATCCCACCCTAAAAAGCCGTCCATCATATAGCCGGGGCAGATGTAAATCGTATCGCCTGCCGCCAGAGCCGCGGGCAGGGTTTCCGCCAGGGTCAGCGTACCGTCCGTCACCGCGTAGTCGGTTATCCCGACGCGCCGCCCGATCAGTGAAGAGTCCGCCGCGCAGGTCACGATCTGGATTGCGCCGCCGTTAAAAGTGTCGGCCTCGTCGGGAAGCAGGCTGTCGTCTACAGCCGTGGTAGTGCTGCCGCCGGTCAGGGTGTAGGCTTTAGCCGCCCTGTACTTGTAAATGGCGGTCGGGGAAATGGATACTTCAATCCATGTAGTGCCGTCGCCGGCCGCTTTTTCATTCAGGGATACGCCGAGAATGGCGTCCTGGAAGTTAGTGGGATCATTTAAAACAACAATCCCGGTGCCCTGCGTAAACCTTACAGGCTCGCCTTTTTCAATAGCTGTGGCGTCTGGGACGTAATACTTCCTGATAATCGGGTTTTTGTGACCGTTTAAGTCACCTGCCCATACAAATCCTTTAGGCATCAATAATCATCTCCTTGAGTGTTTTTTCACATATTTCGCAATCTTCTTCGGGTCAGTGCCGAAGGCTTCGGCCATTTCTCTGTTGACAGCCACTCCGCTGGCTGCTGTCTCTCCTTCGGAGCCAGAGGTAATGCCACGCTTAAGCCGGTCGGACACGTTAGCCAGTGTGCGCTTCTGGGCCATTGACTTCTCGCGGCTTGACAGTTTGGAGTGGTTCGTTACCATAAAAGCGTCTGCCGGGGAATATCCCCTCGCTATGCGGTCTATCATTTCCTGCGGCAACAGCTTCACATATTGGAAATAGCCGTCAACATCTTCCTTGATTCCTTTGGTGTCGGGTACCAGGTCGCCGTACTCTTTACGCAGTTCGTTTATCTCGCCGAAGAAATACTTTACCGCCCTGGCCCCCTGCTCGCGCTGGTTGGCAAGTTCGGCCTGCTTTTGGGATTGTTCCAGTTTCTGCTTTAAGTCCTGAATTTCCAGGCGGCTTACTATGGTGGCGCGCCTGCTTTCCAGGAAGTCGTTGACATACTCGTCACCATACCCTGCCGCCTTCAACTGTTCCGCCCTGTGCAGGACGGCGTTCCATTCCTGCTCGATAGCCGCCTTCTGGTCGGCCTGGGCCTTCTCTGCGCTCTGTTTTACCTCGGCTTCATGCCGCGCCTGCAACTCGCGTTCCAGCTGTGCCGCGCGTTCCTTCTCCCGCCGCAGTTGGGCGGCCACCGCGTCAAACTCCGGTGTCTGCTTGGGTTTGTCAGGCTTAGTCTCCTGTGCGGCGTCCACATCAGGCTCACCATCTTCGGTGCCGGTTTCGCCTCCGGTATCGTCTGCCTCGCCCTCGTCATCCCCGGGGTCGGTGTCAAGGCTGTCCTCCGCGCCATCGGTATCGGTATCAGGAGCAGGAGCGCCCCCGCCGTTCACCGTATCTCCGGTGTCAATGTAGCAGCCTCTTTTTTGCATCCATGATGCGTGTCCAAACATTGTGTACCTCCGTTTTCGCTCGTCAGCGTAATCACCGTATCGTGGCGTCTACGTTGCCCCTGCCGGGCAAAAGAAAAGCGCCCGTTAAGGCGCTGTGGGTGGTTGGTTGGGTACCATTCCCTGCATCATTTGCTGTTGTTGTATCGTCATCTGAAGGGCTTCCATGACCTGCTGTTTCATTTCAGGCGGGACTTGCTTCAGCATTTCAGAGAGCATCATCGCTTCGTCCTTTGCCCGCAGGTTGTTTAATACCATGTCCTTAGGCGGGAATTCACCCTCGTCAATAGTTGTCCATAAATCTTCTATGGTCATGCCGCCAATCTTATTGAGGTCGAAGGCGGTTCTGGTGAAGTATTCCCGGTCGTTGGGCTTCTCGTCCATGATCTTCACCCATACGTCAAACTCCGGTACATATGACTCGAACCGGGTTATCTCCATGCCTGTCTCGGGATCTATTTCCGTTTCCCGCCCCCATTGGCGGTACATCTCGTCGGCGTTGAAAGTGCCCTCTATCTTCGTGCCGAATTTACCTTTAAGGCGGTAATACCGGTCCTCGGTGTAAAACTGCTTGAATCGGCTGATGCGCAGTTTATTCATCTCGGTCAGGAAGTCCTCTAGAATTTCAATCTTCTGCTTAACGCGCATATCGGTACGCGCCCCAAGCTCGGCAACGGTACTGTAAGATATGTTCGCGCCAGGGGAAAGCCCCTGCTGAATCGGCGTATTGGCTGAAACGGTTTCAACCATGCGCTGTTTGTGTTCCTTGTAGTTGGTCAGGCTTGCCGGGACTTTAACGCCCTCGCGGTCTTTCAGGCGGTGAATGGAGTTTACCTTGAACAGCATGCCACCCTTGCCGGAGTTCTTCTCAATCTCACCAAGCTGCTTATTAGATATGGCGCCGTCCTCATAATACAAACCACCCAGCCCCTGCCGGGAGTAGGCTTCTATCTCAATCTCGTCAGCCTTGTTATGCATCACCTGTGGGATTTTAATGTTGCGTATCTCGCCAAAGCCAAATTGGGAGTTCTCGTCATGGTACAGGCATTTATAAACAAAGGGGTACAGTCCGTCCTCGTAGACATACGGCTCATAGCCTAAAAAAACTCCGTTGGCGACATAGGCAACGTGGATGCCCTTAAGCTCACCCTTTGCCATATCGCGCAACTCCTGCGCTTTGTAGTAGTCCTGCTCCATCGTCTCTGCGATATCGGCTTGTTGGAGATACCGCTCCTTGAATTTTTTAGGCACGGTCCACGGCTTGCCCCTATGCCAGTGTTCGACAACAGAAGCCTGCTGGGGGTCTTGTCCCTCGTCCTGGTGGATGTCGGTATTGTTGTCTGGTTCTACAAACTTTCCCTTTTCAGGCCAGCGTTCCCTAATCCATGATAGCTTCTTCCGTATCTTGCGGGTGATGAAGCCGCAGTCCTGTAACCGTTCCTCTAGGTTGATAATGGCAGGATCAAAGAATATCTCTTTGCGGTTGATGTTGACCAGCCGCACATCCCCCACCCAGCGATCAGGCCCAGAGCCGCCAGTCCAGTCGGGGTCCCACAGTACGCCGCCGATAGCAGGACCATAGCTGAGAAATTGCAGAACCATCTTCCGCCACAAAGCCTTGAAGTTGTTCCTCTTGTCGTTGAAACGGCTGAGATAGGTCAGTTTGCGCGCTACGTCCTCGTCGTCGTCGCCTGTGCCTTCGACAACCACATCCGGCGTATTGACGGTGATCGAAGCGCACATATTGGTTACAGCCAGGAATACAAAGTTATCCTCGGAGTTGGGTCTGATCCTGCGGCTCTTGGCGCTCCGATAGGCAAACGAAGTCTCCCATTGCTTACCGCCGCCCAGAAAAATCTTATGCTCATCCTCCCATGTTTGGTCTATGCCGCCATAGCCTGTCCGCAGGGATTCAGCGTTCTCCTGGTCAGTGGTAACCCGGTTCACCCATTCGTTTTCTTCTGCCTCGTTGTAATTCGGCTTTTCATTCTCGCCGCCAATCACTTGCCTTATCTTGCTATACAGCCCCATTATGCCACCTGCCTAATCGTAGAAACTCTTTGGCTCGGCCTCTTTCGTCCTGCCAATGCTATCCCTCACCCGGTCGATTATTTCTTCGGAGAATTCCTCCAAGTCCGCCACAAAAGGGACGGGCGGCTTCTTGTCCTCCCGCTTGATATAGCCAACATAAAAGCCGCTCCAAAAAGCGGCCAGCATACCGAAGATTAATATAACGATTGTCAGCATATTGCCACCTCAATTAAAGAAAGATTCCTCGTTCCCGGTATCGTCTTCGTCCTCGTCATCTTCGTCCTGGTTCACTTCAGTTATCTCGTAGGTCTGCTGCCCCCTGCTGTAGTGAGCGATTGCCAGCCCCATGATCAGGTCGTCGTGCTTGCCGGACGCAGCCTCCGGACGCCCCTTTTCATTGCGGACAAAGGTCAGCATTTCCTCTAATGTCGCCACGTCATTGATGCACTCCGGGTGTTCCCGCACAATGCCTACTAGGTTGGAGATAATCACAGGTCGCGTCAGTTTGTTGGTCTGAAAGCCGTAAGACTTCTTCGGCTTTTCGGTAATCTTATCTTCGACCTCACGCACAAACTGATTCCAGTAACCCAGTCGTACTAGTTCCTTTACTGGGTAGGTGGAGAAGTTTGTTTCAATACTCTCCAGGGCATTGTTATAATGCCTGCCCAGGCAGTACATCTGCCTTGCATACAAGTCCTCGTCAAACTGATTCTTATAAGTGGCCGCCTGGTTTCCCGTGACGTTATTTATGACCTGCCCCGTAAAGTTATCGCTTCCATCTCCGGCAGTGTCGCCGCCCAGCACATAGGGGTAACCAGGCTTGACGTCCTCGTAAATGCGGATATACCCGCCAGCCTCGTCCACCCAGCGGATAGATGAATCTACGATTTTCTCGTTCTCGTATTCGTAATCAAAAAAACCCTCTTTCAAGGGTTTCTTATCTCTTAGGTACATCAGCCGGTCGGTTACTTTTTGCGCGTCGAAGATGGTCTTGCCCAGAATCCCCCAGTTTCCCAAGCAGTACACCTGGTAATAATAGGGATCTGTTTCTTTGAAGCCTTCCAGTACCGCAATGGCTTCTTCGTCTAGAAACTTGTTATTTTTATAAGTGCTGTGAACAGTAGTGCAATTAGGTTTCGGTTTCTCTGGGTCGAAAAACTCACCCTTAAGCCAGTGGGTTATGTAGATTGGGTTAAATGTCAGGATGATTTGCTTGTAGTGCTTGGTCTTTCCGCGCATTCTGATGTCAAGCTGCCTAAAGTCTTCCGCCTCTAACTCCGTCGGTTCTTCCAGCCACATGCCGGTGATTCCAACAATAGACTTCATTTTTTCTTGGTCATCTAATCCGGCAAAGATAATCTCATTGCCGTTGGCCTTGCATTGGATGTACAACTCCGAAGTAACGCCTTTAGGGAACTTGAATAGCTGTGAAACGCCCCAATCGTGGCATACACGCTTTAACTCGGCAAACTGAGACTCGCGGATGGTCTTACCGACCTTACGGATACAGAGGAACTTATGCCCCTTCTCTGCTAACATCCGATAAATTATCTTCTCTGCCGCGAAGTAAGATTTTCCTGAAGAACCACCACCCCATAGGATAAGGTAACGGCTTTCGTCGAAGTACAGCGGGTAGTAGATGTCGTTGGTGGCCTGCGGGACGAAGGAGAAGTCTAGCTTTGGTTTAGCCATTTATACTACCTTCAGCCTGCTCCGTCTTTTGCTAGCAACATCATCCACATACTCTCTCTTGCTGGAGTCGCCAGGCGAAACAGAAAAGTATTCATCGTTACTATTCTTAATAGGCTTCATGTTGTCGTCATATAACTGGAGATACACATTTACCGAGCCAATCGTGAGTTTGTTCTTCCTGATGAACCACGCCAGATGTTCCGCTATCCTCTCCGGGGTGAACCCCTTCTCGTATTTGATTCTCACGTAGAGCACCACCCTTCTTAACCAGCTTCCTGTCAATAAAATAGGCCCTTGCGGACCTGTCGTAAGTAAGTACCTTTTTGGCTGTCAGCTCGCTTAATGCCCTCTTTATTTTTACCGCGCCCACTTTAAGCATCTTCTGCATCATTG